TTCTCTGTTGCTCCGTATACTTCAGTTGTCCTTGAATTTCTTCGATCAGCTTGCGAACACCGGGACGCTCTTTTTCCGGCATCCCGGCCTCGACCTTGATCAGATAATCCACCACGCCCTGCGGCGTGCCGCCGCCAAGCCGCAACAGGTTTGGCGGGATTATTCCGTTCAGCGTCGGATCGGCATTCGGCTCGACCAACGTCGGCTGCCGGATGGCCTGCGTCGGAACGGCGCGCGGCTGAAGCTGCGCCGTCGCCTGCGGCGGAACAGCTGCCGCTGGCGCACCGGCAACCGCAGGCGGCTGCAAGGCGAGAGCCGCGCCGCCTCCGCCGGGGAAGCGTTCCGCAATTGCCGCCTGCGCGGTCTGCGGCACGATGGGTCCGCCCTGTTGCGGCGGCGCTGCCGGAGGCGGGACAACCGCAGCCTGCGGCGGAGCCGCCTGTGCCTGCGGCACCTGCTGTGGCGGCCTTGGCGGCTGCTGCGCCTGTGACTGCCGGATGGTCGTCTGGTGTTTTTTCAGGATCGCGCGCGTTCGCTGGTCGTTCAGGTTGAGCGGCGCATTGGGATCGACACCGCCCAATTCCTTGCTGATCGCGACAGCGGCAGCGCCCTGCTGGTCCGCCGGGACGCCGTTGCCGGTAAGGAAGTCGATGATGGAATTCTGCTTATCGCCGCCTCCGGCGACACGCGGTCCGGTTGACACCGGCTGCTGTTGCTGCGGCCTCGGCTGGGTCAGATCGGGAGCCGCCCGCGTCGGGGCACCGGCTTGGCTGGTCGATGGCGGATTGTCGGGCGACCGCGTTGATGACGGTTGACCGCCGCCGAGATTACGCCGGTACTCGTTGGCGACGCCCTGCTGTTGCTGGTTATATCCGGCCTCGTTGATCTTGCCGACCGCCTCTGCGGCCGGAATTCCACCAACCCGCAGCGCCTGCGATGTCGCCTTCGCGGTATTGATCGTGCCATCCTCGTTGTACAGGCTCGGATCTTGAAACGCATCGCGAGCGCGTTTTTTGTACGCGCCCTCCAGCCCTTCCCAATACGCCTTGTTGATGTCGTTGAAATCGAAGTTCGCGTCGGTTTTTGCTGCTTTTGCCAGCAATGCCGCGAGATCGTCAGCCATTGATCACCTATGCGAACGCAGAGAACAAACCCTTGGCGGCGTTGGCTCCGCCGGTCACGCCACCGATGAAGTTCGCCGGACCGCCACCGGCAACGAAACCGGCAGCGCCCTTGATGGCGTTCAGCCAGTTAGCGCCGACGTTGTAATTGTTCATCTCCGCACCGGCTAGATTTGCACCCTGTCCGGTTTCGTTGACGTTGGCGGCGTTGCCTTGTCCGGTGAACGAGGTGTTCAGCGCATTACCCTCGCCCGTGTAGATATCGGCAAGCTTGCCTTCCGACGTGCCGTAGTTCGACAGATACGGCTGCAAGCCTTGCTGGAACTGGCCCCACCCGGATAGAGCAAGATCCGATGCAGTCTTCATTGCGCCGTAGTTGGCCGTGCCGCTGTCCAGATTTCCGCTCGCCGACCGTGCGCGTGTCAGTGCTTGCTGCGCGGCGTCGTTTGCGACGCCAAACACACCGTACTGGCCGGAATTCTTGAACAGATCGGTGCCGCGTTGCAGGCCCTCGACACCGTGCGCGCCTGACACGTCGCCGTATGCGAGCGCGCCGGGCTTGTAGAATTCCGACACCCCCTTGATCGTGTCGGCGGCCTTGCCGTAGCCAGACGTGATCGCGCCGCGGCCCTGCCCGTACAGGTCGGACAGTTGCGCGTAGCCACGCTGCCTGCCCTCGTTGGCGAGACGCGCCGCGTCCTCGGCACTGTCGTTGCTGAACAGATCGAACAGACCCATGATCGTCTCCTATGCGCCCGGCACCCAAAGCTTGGTCGTCGCGTTCCAGCGCAGCACCTGCCCGTTGGCCGGTGCGGTCGTGGACACGTCCGGCAATTGCGTCAGCTTCTGATGCGATTGAAAATACGTGAACCAAGCTTGCGTCATCTGCCCGGTCTGCGGATCGACAACCGGGACATCAAGAGAAGGCAGCGGAATAGCCATCATCCATTCCTGATGTCGGTGTTCTGCGAGCCGCCAAGAAACGAAGCGTAGACCTCGCCTGACACCTTCAGCCGCCAGCGCCTGCCGGTGTTCATGGTCTGACCGCTCCGCAGCAGCACGACATTGGTCGGCTCGGATTGACGGCCAAGCCTGCGGATTTTCTCCTCGCCCCAGACGAAGCCGCCGTCGTTGCTCCACGAAATACCGACGCTCGGATCGGTGCCGGAAATACTGGGACCGTCAGCGCGACCGACACCCGTGACGAAATTGAAATCGGAACGCGCCACTTTGGTGCGGTTGGGAAACTTGGTCACCGGGCCGCTCTCGATCACCATGATCAGCGGTTCGAGGTACTCATCGAACGCATCGTCATCGACAAACAGCAGCCGGTTGCCCTTGGTGTCGCCCGTGATCCATTTGTTGAACGCGAGAACGCCGGAGATGCCGCGCCAGCGGCGCACCAGATAGCTGGCGCGCTCGTTCCATTTTTCACTGCCGATATCGAATTCCCACGTAAACGTCGGACACGACAGCACCCACTTGGGATGACCCTGCGAGATGTAGACGCTGGCTTCCAGCGAGTTGCGGTCGGTAATATCCTCGATCAGCCGGTCGAGATCCGGCGGCGATATTTTCGTCGGGTTCGGCGTTCCGTTGTGCCGCACCACGCTGGCGTCGTCGGCGACCCAGATCAGCGACGATCCAAAACCATTTTCGTGCCCGGCAACCGCATAGCGGCCGTACAGCCCGCGCTGGATCACGTATGAACGCGAGAACGGGAAGCCTGTCGGCTGCGCGGTATTGCTGTAGACAGCACCGTGATTGGGCCCCCAGACGAAATACTGGCCGTTGAACGGCACGCCGCGCAGCAAGCCACCGGGCTTGGATTGCTCGACAGTCCAATCGCCGGTCAGGCTGGCATTATCGACATCAGTCGAGTTCGGCTTCGACGCCAGCAAACGGCCGGAACCGAATGTGAAAATAAAATACCCGTCCATGAAGCCGACACTGTTTGGCGCGCCGATCTCGATATCTGGATAAGTGCTGACCGCCGTTGGCGTCGCGACAAACGCGCCACCAGCCGGTGATACACAAACGATGTCGGGGGCCGGTGCAGGCGACACGCGGTTGTTGTGTGCCCAGAACACCTTGTCAGTACCGGCGAGGTTTCCCGCCAAAATTGTCTCAGTACCAGACGCCGTGAATGTCGCCGCCTGCTCGGTCCATGCCGTGTAGAGCGTGCCGCCGACCAGAATGCCGCCGCGGAAGTTCGGGTGTGTCGCGGCGGCAAACAAGCTCATGCCGGGCGACTTGCGCCACGTCACCAGCGGCGTCTTGTTGCCCTTGCTAGAACCGACGGTCTTGCCCAGCGGCTCGGCGTAGCAATTGATCAGCCGCCCGTTGCTCTCCTGATTGAACGCGCCGGGCGATGTCGAGAGCGGGAACGGGATGTTGAGCGGAGGCATTACCGGCGAAGCTCCTGCGGCCACAGGTTCGGTGCTTGTTCGGTTTCTCCGCTGAACAATCCCGGCGCGAGAGAGGCACCGCCAGCGCCGAGAGAGAACAGCGGGAAGCCCTTCATCGCAGCTTCGCGCAATTGCGGCGTCATGCGGAGAACGTGAACCGGCTGGTTAATGTGTTCAGCCCGATAATCGGCAAACAGTTGATCGCGCTGTTCCTGCGACAAATTACGCCAGTACGCATCCTGCCGCGCCGGGTGAATGCCGAGATCGGTCATCACCATATTCCCCGACACGGCACCCGCGTCGGTCGGCTTCTTGACCGGGACACTGCCGGGCTCGACCCGTGCGCCGTGCTTCTTGGCCAGCGCGTTGGCCTTATCGACCAGCATTTTGTCGTAAAACGCCTCCATGCCGCGGCCGCCGACATTGAGATCGATGCCGTCGAAGTAGCCGCCGTCGTAGTTCTGGCCTCGGGTGCGCTTGCCCTCGTCCTTGAGTATTTTGTCGGCCATCTCCTTGCCGACAACGGATGGCAAGTCCTTCGCCGTAACCCGGT